CTTTATATTTTCCCCGGGGGGAATTTTTGGAAAATGTTTTTACGTTTAGAATAGTATTTAAATCGGCTTACAAGATTTTTGAGAGTCTGTGGCCCCTGCAGACCAATTATTTGTTTGTTAATGTTTTCACCTTAATAAATTTGTTCTAACTTTGTATCTCCTTTCTTTGGAATAGTGTTAAAACGTCTTGTAAGTCGATTTAAATACTATTCTAAGTGTTTAGAAAAGGCGTGAAAGACCTAGGAAAGGAGATAAGAAAATGCCAAAAGTAAAAGTTACAAAAACAGCTAACGATTCGGCAAAAATTAGACCTGGTCTGACTCCCGACGCTAGGGAGAACCAGCTCATATATCTTGCTACAGAGTTGGCTGAGAAACAATTAAGAGAAGGAACAGCTTCCTCTCAAGTAATAACGCATTATCTTAAACTAGGTTCATCCAAGGAACGTATAGAAAAGGATATTCTTTTAGAGAATAAAAAACTCATAACCGCAAAAACAGAAGCTATACAATCTGCTAAAAGGGTTGAAGAGCTTTATACAGAAGCTATCGCAGCTATGCGAAGATATAGTGGTCATGGAGATGTTGAAGATGAACCAGAGGAATATTAGAACATATTCAGAACTAATGCGATTATCAACTTTTGAGGAAAGATACGAGTATTTAAAATTAGGTGGAACAGTAGGGGAAGACACATTTGGATTTGATCGATATTTAAATCAAGTTTTTTACAAATCTAAAGAATGGTTGAAGATCAGAAACTATGTGATCACACGCGACAATGGATGTGACTTAGGAACGCCAGGTCGTGAAATTAGGGGAAACAGAATATTAATACACCATATGAATCCAATTACAAAAGAAGACATTCTGAATCGAAGTGAATTTCTTCTTGACCCAGAGTATCTTATTACAACAATTAAGAATACTCATGACGCGATACATTATGGTAGTAGTGAAATATTACAAAAAGATCCAGTAGAGAGATCTAAGAATGACATGTGCCCATGGAGGCATTGAAAGGATGATAAAATGGAAAATTTAGAAAATAATGAAATTGTTCAAAATAACGAAACAATAGAAGAAACAATAGAAAACCTTGGTAATGAAATAGTTGAGGGTTTAGAAGAAGGAATGAATAATGTTGAACCAGAATTCGAAACTTTTAACGTAACTATAGAAGGTAATAATAACGATATAGAAGTTCAAAACACAACAACAGTTGTTATAGAACCAGAAGTTGAAGAGGAAGAAGAACCAATAACAGACGATGTTGTTTCTGCTGTTCTTAATGGATGTACTAAATTAAATGTACGTAAAGCAGCTAGTAAGAATTCTGAAGTAGTATGTGTTATTACTAAAGATACAACGATAACTGTTAGTCTTGGAAGTTCTACAGAAGATTTCTACAAGGTTAACACTATTGTTAATGATGTTCTAGTAGAAGGTTATTGTATGAAACAATTTATTAAAATAGATTAATAATATAGAAAGGAGAATAAAATGGAAATTATCGATAATAGACAAACTCTTGAACACACTCGCGGTGATAAAGGTGCATTGTTATTAGAAGCTAAGACAACACCGTTCAAGACTGATGACGTTTTAAAATTCTCCATTGTAACAAAAGGTAACTACAGTGATGTAGTGTTCCAAAAAGAATTCAAAATAACAGAAGAATGTTCTGAATTCTATTTAACATTTACAAAAGAAGAGATGAAGATTGGGGAACCAATAAATGATAAAGTAACATATTACTATGAAATTGAATTAAACGGTGATACGACATTAGTTGGTTCCAGAAGTAAACATAAGAAGTTCATTCTGTATCCAGAAGCTGGCGATAAGGAGGGTGGTAAATAATGGAAATGAAAAACGTTGCTACAATGGAAGTAGAAATTAAAGAATCCGGCCCCCAAGGAGAACCAGGACCTCGTGGTTTAAGCGCTTATGAAGTTTATCTAGAAAACGGAGGAAACTTATCTGAAACAGATTGGTTAGAAAGTTTAAAAGGTGAAACTGGAAAAGACGGAAACAATGGTAAAGATGGACTTGATGGTAAAGACGGTTATACTCCAGTAAAAGGAGAAGATTATTTTACAGAAGGTGACATAGCAACACTAGGTATACCACACAAAATTAGTGAATTAGAAAATGATAGTAATTTCATAACAAGTGAATATGTAGACGATTCTATAGCCAATATAGATATTCCTGAATGCGCAGGAGCAGAAGCAACTGAAATATTCTTATTGAAGATGCCGCGATGCGAATATGCTAACAGTTTGTTTAGTGCAAATCACTCAAAAATGACAGATGAAATTAAACAAAGTATTTTGTATGTTATAGACGCATTCACAAAAAAAGGAATATTATATCCTTGTATAAAATTGACTGGTGAATATTTAGTTGGTTCTGGTGGAGGAACTGGTGCTATTTTTAAAGCAACGAGCCCTTGTCAACCTCCAACATCATCTGGCGTATATTCGTATTCTTTTGAAGCTATTGGTTCGACTCGCGGTAGTACTAGTAACGGTGTTCCTTTGTTACAAATAGAGATAGTTGCTCTATACGATAGCACAACTCAAACATGGTCTGAACCCGATCCAACATATTACACAATGCTTAGACATCGGGTAAATAGCGAAATACAATTTGCTACGAGTGGTTATCTAAATAACTGGTATTTAAGTAGAGGTAATACAACTGCCTTCACGCCAACCGGCGACTATAACCCAGCTACTAAGAAATATGTAGATGATTCAATTGCTAATATAGATATACCTGAAGGTGGTGGAGGTACTAGTTATTATATAGAACAATATTCAACTGTGGATCTTGTTGTAAATGGTTTTTCTAATGAATATAGTTTAAGTTTAGATAACAAGAATAGAGATATAATAGCTGGATATATACCACAATTACTTGAGGATTATAGAAATGGTAAACTAACACCTATTATATTTATTTTAAAAAGTGGTCTAAATAATTGTTGGCAAATACCATTACAATTACTTGACTCTAAAACGGCAAATGATCGAAACGAATATATATTCACAGGTTTACACACTATAAGTCAAAATAAAATACATTATTATAAATTAAGATTAGTTGGTTCATGGGCCGATAATGTGTATAAGGCGAGTAATGCTTATTTTACCGTTCAAAACTTAAATTTAGATAAGATGGCTACCAAAACATACGTAGACGATGCTATCAAGGCGGCAATCACAACAGTATTGGAGGCTGAGTACTAATGGCAAGAATAGATACATTAGCAAACTTCCTTACTGACGTTGCAGCAGCGATTAAAGAAAAAGAAGGAACGACTGAAAATATTCCAGCTAGTGAGTTTGATACAAGAATCGCGAATTTATCTGGTGGAGATATAATAGTATCACACAAAGAATTAGAATATATCGGTATTACCGGAAAAACATACTACGAAGTTAAAACAAAATTAACAAGTAATTCGAGAGTTATTGCAAAATTCACAAGAGATTTAAGTGCAACAACAGGTTTATTTGGAGAATGTAATTACACCACTGGCACAAAAGATAGTTTTGCAATATATATGGGTGCATCATCATATAATAACGCCCGTATACATTGCGAGTATGGTAGCGGATCGAATGATGATAAATATTTCAGCACGTACGCTACTGAAATAATATTGGATGCAAACAAGAACCAATGGACGTTTACTGATTTTAATGGTAATGCTATAAACAGTTTTTCTTTCAGTACAAAAACATTTTCGAGTAATTACAACTGCACCGTGGGTGCGAGTATTTGGTCCGGTGGAAAACTTTATTATAAGGGTAATTTATATTATCTTAAAATATACGAAGGTATGACTTTAATGCATGATTTAATACCGGTTAAAATGTCCAACGGCACGGTAACATTATATGATAAAGTAAATGACACATACTTAACAAATTTAGGAGATACAGAACCTACACCTGGTCCAGAAATACCAGAACAATCAGAATCGCCAAAGATTTTATCCGAATTAGAAAATCAAATTGTGGCAATAACACAAAAACATATTGATTATATGTTTAACGATTACGTTAACAATTTCGCGGCATACACAGACGAACCAGTTACGTTATACACCCCAAATGAAAAATATAAGCATTATATGATACGTGCCAGAGATTCTGGAGCCAGCACTTTCGGAATTATTTGGTCTCAAAAAAGATTTCAAAGATTAGCCGCATCTGGCGGCATGGTGGCACCTGCTTATATACGATCAGCTGATTTCGAACAGTTAGAACCAACCCCAGTTAATAACGGATTTTTATCATACTATCCGATGAGTTCAGATACTGGGTATACTAGTCAAACGTATAATAGTTTTGAAGAATGTTTAGCCGCAATTCAAGATCCTAATACCGTATATACGTATAATGGTAGTGTTTCGTCTTGGAGTACATATACACATGATGGATATAAGATATCATGTTCTAATATACCTTGCGTTGATTCGACCATTTATGACGAATTATACCCAGGTAGACGAATATCAAGTAACGAAACTATAGAAGTAATACCAACGACAGAATAGGAGGTAATAATATATGAATGAAATGAATGAAAGTATACTAACCTCAATTAAAAAGTTATTAGGAATGACTGCTGATTATACTCACTTTGATACTGATGTAATTATACATATCAATACTGTATTCATGACACTGCATCAATTGGGCGTCGGTCCAGAAGAAGGATTTAAAATAGAAGATGATACCGCTGTATGGGAAGATTATATAGAAGAAGATGATAATTTAGAAGCAGTTAAAACCTACATATATCTTAAAGTTAAATTAGTGTTTGATCCACCTTCTAGTTCAGCTGTCATGGAAGCAAATAAGCAAATGATACAAGAACTAGAGTGGAGACTCAATGTTCAAGCTGAATCATAGCAGCGAGGAGGTGATAGAATGTCAAATAATACAAATGAACTTAGCCATCATGGAATACCTGGTATGAGATGGGGTATTAGAAGATTTCAAAATAGAGATGGAAGTTTAACACCTGCTGGTCGTAAAAGAGCTGCTCAAATGGAAGACGATTATAAAAAATTAACTGGCAAGAAAATATCGGATAAAGAAAAATCTAATAATTCAGAGAAAGATAACAAACCAAAATCGTATAGAGATATGACAGATGCTGAATTAAGAACAAAAACAGATAGATTAAATGCTGAAAAGAATTACATAGAAGCTGTGAAAAACCATAAAGCAGTAACTGCTGAAGACATATCAAGAGGTAAGAAAATAACTAATACTTTCTTGAAAGAAATGCTTGAACCAGCAGCAATAGATGTTGGTAGACAATTAGTAAAAAGTTATTTGGTTAAAGCAACAAACGAAGGCTTGAAACTAGAAAACGATTACAAAGTTCATACCAACAATAAGAAGAAAAACTAAGGAGAAAGGACTATGGCGTTATCAAATACTGCGACGCCAAAATATTACGGCATGTTTCGTGATGCTGTAATTAGGGGCGAAATACCCGTATGTGAAACTATTTCGATGGAAATGAATAGAATAGACTCACTAATCGCAAACCCCGGCATTTGGTATGATGACCAAGCTGTCGAGGGTTTTATTACGTATTGTGAGACTGAGCTAACATTAACCGATGGTGAAGATTTACGTCTTCTAGATAGTTTCAAGCTATGGGCTGAACAAATATTTGGTTGGTATTACTTTGTTGAGAGAAGTGTTTATGAACCGTATCCGGATGGACATGGCGGACACTATGTTAATAAACGAATTAAGAAACGTTTAACTAATAAACAATATCTTATCGTAGCCAGAGGTGCTGCTAAATCGCAGTATGAATCATATATACATAGTTATTATCTTAATGTAGACACTTCAACAACTCATCAAGTGCATACCGCACCAACTATGAAACAGGCTGAAGAAGTATTAGCGCCAATAAGAACTTCGATAACAAGATCTAGAGGACCACTGTTTAGATTTCTAACAGAAGGTTCTATAAATAATACCACTGGATCTAAAGCAAACAGAGTTAAATTAACATCTACTAAAAAGGGTATTGAGAATTTCTTGACCGGTTCACTGGTTGAGATTAGACCAATGACTATAGACAAACTTCAAGGTTTAAATAGTAGAATTAATACTGTCGATGAATGGTTATCTGGAGACATTAGAGAAGACGTTATAGGTGCCCTAGAGCAGGGTGCTTCTAAAAATGACGACTATCTTATAGTTGCCGTTAGCTCAGAAGGTACAGTCCGTAATGGACCTGGCGATACAATCAAAATGGAGTTAATGGACATTCTTAAAGGCGAATACATCAACCCACATGTGTCTATTTGGTGGTATAAATTAGACTCATTAGACGAGGTTGCACAGCCAGATAAATGGATGAAGGCTAATCCTAATATCGGAAAAACTGTTAGTTACGAAACCTATCAGTTGGATGTAGACAGAGCTGAAAAAGCTCCAGCTAATAGAAACGATATTCTAGCAAAACGTTTCGGAATTCCTATGGAAGGTTATACATACTTCTTTACATATGAAGAAACCCTTCCTCATAGAAAACGAGACTATTGGCAAATGCCATGTGCGCTTGGAGCGGACCTTTCACAAGGTGATGACTTCTGCGCGTTTACATTTATGTTCCCATTGGGAAGAGGAGCATTTGGTATTAAAACTCGAAACTACATTAGTGAACGTACTCTCATGAAATTACAACCAGCTATGAGAATGAAATATGATGAATTCCTAAAAGAAGGAAGCTTAATAGTTATGCCTGGTACAGTATTAGATATGATGGAAGTCTATGACGATTTAGACGCTCATATCGTAGAAAGAGATTATGACGTTAGGTGTTTTGGCTTTGACCCGTACAATGCTCAATCTTTTGTAGAGAGATGGGAAAGAGAAAACGGACCATTTGGTATAGAGAAGGTTATTCAAGGATCTAAAACGGAATCTGTTCCTTTAGGAGAATTGAAACAAATGGCCGAAGATAGATTACTATTATTCGATGAAGCACTTATGACATTTACTATGGGTAACTGTATTGTGCTTGAAGACACTAATGGTAACAGAAAATTATTTAAAAAGCGTTACGATCAAAAGATCGACGCAGTGTCTGCGTTAATGGATGCGTACATTGCGTATAAACGTAATCAAGAAGCGTTCGAATAAGGAGGAAAACAAAATGGAGATAACATTTGGTTCTAGGGTTAAACGTGCCTGGAACGCTTTCGTAAATCGAGATCCTACTAATATTCGTGACAACTACTACAATTACGGCACTGGTTCTTATCGCAGACCTGATAGACCTAGATTATCCAGAGGTAATGAACGTTCTATTATAACGTCTGTGTTTAATCGTATAGCACTTGATGTAGCTTCTATAAGTATTAGACATTGTAAATTAGATGACAATGATAGATTTAAGGAAGTAGTCGATAGCAGTCTTAATAAATGTTTAACTCTTGAGGCGAATGTCGATCAAACATCTAGAGCATTCTTCCAAGACGTTGTTATGTCAATGTTTGATGAAGGATGTGTTGCTATGGTTCCAGTCGATACCAGCACAGACCCTAATGTAACTGGGTCATATGATGTCGACACAATGAGAACCGGTAAGATAGTAGAATGGTATCCTAACCATGTAAAAGTAAACGTTTACAACGAACGTGTAGGTAGAAGAGAAGACATATTTATAAGTAAGAGCGCGGTATGTATAGTGGAGAACCCATTATATGCAGTTATGAACGAACCGAACTCTACTCTACAACGTCTAATTAGAAAATTAATTCTCCTAGATAGCGTCGATGAACAATCAAGTTCTGGTAAATTGGATTTAATCATTCAGTTACCATATGTCGTAAAATCTGAAGCTAGAAAACAACAAGCTAATGATAGAAGACAAGAAATCGAAAGACAATTAACGGGTTCTAAGTATGGTATAGCTTATACCGATGGTACTGAGAAAATTACACAGTTGAATCGTCCGGTTGAAAACAATCTGATGAAACAAGTTGAATATCTAACGAGTATGCTATATAGCCAGTTAGGTATCACGCAGTCGATATTAGATGGCACAGCTGATGAACAAACTATGCTTAATTATCACACACGTACTATAGAGCCTATAGTGGCAGCTATCGCTGACGAAATGAAACGTAAGTTTCTTACAAAGACAGCAAGAACCCAAAGGCAAACAATATTATACTTTAGAGATCCATTTAAACTTGTTCCAGTTAACGATCTTGCAGAAATAGCAGATAAGTTTACTAGAAACGAGATTATGACAAAGAACGAATTCAGACAAGTTATTGGTATGAAACCGTCTACCGATCCTAAAGCAGATATGTTGTTAAATAGTAATATTAGTCAACCTACTGGAACTTTACCTACTGAAGATAAACCTACAGAACCAAAACCTGAGGTGGACCCTGAGAAAGAGGTTAAGAAAGAAAGTAAGAAGAAAGACAATAAGAAGTAATTTGGAAGGAGGAGATTCAAAATGGATTATGATTTTAGCGGATGGGCTACCAAAAATAACATCGAATGTTCAGATGGTAGAACAATCATGAAAGATGCTTTCAAACAAAACGATGGACAAAAAGTACCGTTGGTTTGGAATCACGATCATAATAGTCCCGATAATGTTCTAGGTCATGCTCTATTGGAAAACAGAGAAGAAGGCGTTTACGCATACTGCAAGTTTAATGATACTGAGTCTGGTAAACAAGCTAAAGCTCTAGTTGTTAATGGAGACGTGGACCAATTATCTATCTATGCTAATAAGTTAAAATCACAGGCTAAAAATGTCATACATGGCGTTATTAGAGAAGTGAGTTTAGTATTAGCAGGAGCTAATCCAGGAGCATATATCGATTCTGTAATCACACATGGAGAAGGTGCTGATGAGGAAGAAGAAGGTGTTATCTACACTGATGAACAAATTAGTGTTGGTATAGAACATTCAGACGAAAGTACTGAAGAAGAATCAAACGACGTTGAAGGAGGTGAGAAAGTGGAAGACAATATCAAGGATGAAACTCTAGACGAAACTCTAGAAGAAAACAAAGAGGACGTAAAAGAGGACGTTAAGGCCGAAGATGAGGAAGTAGAACATTCTGAAAAGTCTGACGATAAACCTATTGAAGACATTTTCGAAACCTTAAGCGAAGAGCAAAAGAATGCCGTTTATGCCCTTGTCGGAAAGGCTTTAAAACATAAAGACTCAGAAGACGAAGATGAAAAAGAAAATAAAGAAGATCATGAAAATGATGATAAGAAAGAAGGAGAGGATAACGATATGAAACATAACGTATTTGACAAAGATAACAATAAATCAAATGAATTTTTAGCACACAGTGCACAAGCTGAAATTCTTAATACAGCTAAAAAAGTTGGAAGCTTCCAAGAAGCATTAGCTATGTATGCTGAAGAAAATCTTAGCCATGCTGATACAGCAGCTGCTGGAGGATTTAATCAAACTGCTGATGAAAACGGATACAGCGTTGAAACTTTATTCCCAGAATATAAGGAAGTTAAACCAGGAGCTCCAGAATTAATCACTAACGACCAAGGATGGATCTCTGTAGTAATGAGAAAAGTTCATAAGAGCCCAATCTCAAGAATCAGAACTAGCCAAGTTGACATTCGTAACATTGATGCTTTAAGAGCTCAAGGATACAAGAAAGGATCTAAGAAGAATTTAGTTGGTAACTTCAACTTAGTTAGAAGAACAACTGATCCACAAACTATTTATGTAAAGAACGCATTACATAGAGACGATATCATCGATATCACTGATTTCGACTATGTTCAATACTTATACAACATCGATAAGATGAACTTAAACGAAGAATTAGCATTAGCTATCATGTTAGGTGATGGACGTGAAGACGGAGCAGAAGGTAAAATCGAATCTGACAAAATCAGACCAATCTGGTTGGATGATGAATTATATACATTACACGTTGATTTAGATTTAGCTAAAGCTAGAGAAGAATTACAAGGTACTGATACAAATGCTCATTTCGGTGAAAACTATATCACTGCTGAAGCTATGATCAACACTGTATTATATGCTAGAGAAAGATACAAAGGAACTGGAACTCCAGACTTCTATTGTACACCAAGAATGTTAAATGTAATGTTATTAGCTAGAGACATGAACGGTAGAAGAATCTACAATTCTAAAGCTGAATTAGCATCTGCATTAAACGTTGGAGACATCTACACAGCTGAACAATTCGCTGGAAAAACAAGAAAAGATGGAGACAAAACTAAGAAATTACATGGTATCATTTGTAACTTAGCAGACTACTCTTTAGGTGCTACTAAGGGAGGAGAAGTTACTCACTTCACACAATTCGATATCGATTTCAACCAACAAAAATCTTTACTAGAAACAAGATGTTCTGGTGCTTTAACTAAGGTTTACTCAGCAATCGCTATTGAAGAAGTAACTGACGAAGCTCAAGGATAATTAAAGTAGGAGAATCAAAATGGCAAAATTTTATGGAGTGATAGGCTACATTAAATCTGTGGAAGTTGAACCTGGCATTTGGGAAGAACAAACTATCGAACATAATTATTATGGCGATATAATCGACCCTACGCTTAGGTATCAATCATCTGGCGGGGTTAATGACGATGTTAATATTTCTAACGTTATTAGTATCGTAGCCGACCCATTTGCCAATGAAAATTCCCAATATATGAAATATGTAGTCTTGATGGGTACTAAATGGAAGATAACTAAAGTCGGAGTTCAGTACCCTCGACTATTATTGACTGTAGGAGGCGTATACAATGAATACACAACCGAAGCTACAGAGTAAACTTGTAGAACTTTTGGGAAGTAATCACGTATACTATCAAGCTCCCGAAAGTCTAAAGATGGAGTATCCTTGTATTAGGTACTCTAAAAGCAGACCTGACGTTAAACATGCCAATAACATTAAATACGTTAATAAGGAATGCTACGAAATAATCGTGATAGCTAAAAGACCTGACAATGACGTTATTCAAAAAATATTGGATTTACCATATACCTCTTTTGACCGTCATTATGTGTCTAACAACCTAAATCACGATGTTATTACATTATATTTATAAAAAGGAGGAATAATAATATATGAAACTTATTTGGGACAAAACTGGTGACAGATTATATGAAACTGGTGTTAATAAGGGTGTTCTTTATCCACAAGCTACTGGAGGAAATTACCCAAAAGGTGTTGCATGGAATGGTTTAACAGCTGTAACTGAATCACCATCAGGAGCAGAAGCAACTCCATTATATGCTGACAATATTAAATACTTAAACCTTATGTCAGCTGAAGAATTCGGTGCTACAATCGAAGCTTATACATATCCAGATGAATTCGCTGCTTGCAACGGTGAAGCATCTTTAACAGAAGGTGTTACAATCGGACAACAAGTTCGTAAAGCATTTGGTATGTCTTATCAAACTAGAGTTGGTAATGATGTTGACTCTACAGAATTTGGTTACAAAATTCACCTTATCTATGGTGCTTTAGCTGCTCCATCAGAAAGAGCTTATGCTACTATCAATGATAGTCCAGAAGCTATTACATTCTCTTGGGAAGTTACAACTACTCCAGTAGAAGTTAGTGGATTCAAACCAACAGCTACATTAGTAATCGATTCAACTAAAGTTGAAGCTGAAAAAATGGCTGCTATCGAAGCTATCCTTTATGGATCTGAAAGCGAAGAAGCTAGATTACCACTTCCTGATGAAGTATTAAGTATCATCAACGGAACTGTAGCTGGATAATCATCTAGAATTTGCAATAAAACTATAAACGGGGTTGTATCAGCTCAAGCTGACAACTCCTTTTTTTTATATTTGAAAGGAGAAAATAAATTATGTTAAAAAAGAAGATTAAATATACAGATTACAATGGAGTTCAAAGAGAAGAGGAGTTCTTATTCCATCTTTCTAAAGCTGAACTTATGGAAATGCAAATGGGTACTGTAGGAGGCTTAGGGGACATGCTTCAAAAAATCATTGACTCAAATGATGCCCCAGCAATAATTAAGGTATTTAAAGACATTATCTTAAAAGCTTATGGTGAAAAGAGCGTAGATGGTAAGAGATTTATGAAAGTAAGTGATGCTGGAGTTCCTCTATCAATCGCATTCTCTCAAACTGAAGCATATTCAGAATTATTCATGGAACTATCTCAAGATGCAGATGCTGCAGCAGCATTCATTAAGGGAATTATTCCAGCTGATATCGAGATTTCTGATGAAGAAATTAAGAAGTATCAAGAACAAAAAATGTTGGGCAATGTTAACCAAGACAATTAATGAAATGATGGTGATGAGAGATGTTAACCATAACAATTCCTGCTAGAGAAATGTTTGATGAAAGAACTCAAACCTTCTCAACTACGAAAGAGCAGACGTTGCAGTTAGAACATTCTCTTGTCTCTCTTTCAAAATGGGAATCAAAATGGTGCAAACCGTTTCTATCGAAAGATGAAAAAACGGCAGAAGAAACCATTGATTACATTAAATGTATGACAATAACACAGAACGTAGACCCTGATGTCTATAATCGCTTAACTAATGCAAACATTAAGATGATTAATGATTACATAGAAGCACCTATGACAGCAACTACGTTTAGTGATAATAAACAAGGAGGTGGTGGTAAAGAAATCATCACCTCAGAACTTATCTATTATTGGATGATAGCGTTAACTATACCTATGGAATGTCAAAAATGGCATCTTAATAGGTTATTAACGCTTGTTCGAGTATGTAATATTAAGAATACGCCTCCTAAGAAAATGAATAAAAGGGACGTAATGAACAAATATGCTTCGTTAAACGCTGCTCGTAGACAGCAAATGAATTCAAAAGGATAAGTTCAAATAATATTAAATAAGGAGGTTGGAAATGATAAGTTTCAGACAAAAAGGTGATTTCTCTAAGCTCACTAGTTTTTTAGAGAGAGCTAAAGATGCTATAAACATTAGTGATCTTGATAAATATGGTGAAGCTGGAGTTGATGCTTTATCGTCTGCAACGCCTGTCGACACAGGTCTTACCGCTAGCTCTTGGTATTATGAAACAGAACATAAACCAGGCTCGGTAACAATCTCTTTTCACAATTCAAATATACAAAACGGTATCCCTATAGCTATAATATTACAGTATGGTCATGGTACGGGAACCGGTGGATGGGTGCAGGGTCGTGATTATATAAACCCTGCTATCCAACCATTATTTGATGAGATTGCAAATAAGGCATGGAAGGAGGTTACTAAATCATGAGTACTGTAA